GTGGCTGTAGCTCCCGCTCGGACACCATGTGGCAACAGGCTCCACAACATTTGTCGATTCAAGCGGCGGCAGTCTTTTGAGCCACAAGCAGGTTTTCTTGGTGTAAGGATGGCCGAATTGATACGGCTGAATGGCCTGCGTGTACGGCGGCAGGCAGAACACTTTTGATGGGACAGGATTCTCAACGCATATAAAGGGTATGTCAGCCCACCAAAACCGCATAAACAAGTCCCTGCCTTGAATGCCAAGCATGACTCTATCGGACTGTAGCTCATGGCCTTTCCATAAGTGTCTTGCGCCAGCGTTCGACAAGTAAGTGCAAGGTGGGTGTGCAATCAGCAAATCCCATTTTCCAATATCGTGCGTTTTGCCGTCCATTGTTACGACTCGCCCCCCCTCAATAGCTTTCATGGCATCGCCCAAGATGTGCCACTCCGGGTGTCCACCGGATGGCTCTTGAATATCGCAGCTGTACGCTTCAAATCCTCTGGCACGGAATGCCTTGCAAACGGTCTGGGATTCTTCACAGGCAACAAGAACTTTGTATGTCATTTCACTCACTTTCCATGTTTCCACCTTTCCATGCTTCCATACAGTTCACAAATGATTGCTTTTCTAATTACTCTTTCCCATAGTTGGGTGTTTCAGGCACGTTTATAACGCGTTTTACGCGCGGTTTGCTCACGGTGATACTTTTTCTTGGGCAGCTCGTATTCGACTGCGCTATCCGGGTATTTGCGCACGAATTTCACCAAACTTGGGTATTCCTGCGCCATAGCCAAAAGTTTACGTGATAGTTTCCGGTTCATCGTGTACACGTTGGCGGTTTTCTCTGCATCGTTGTATGTAATAATCGTTTCTCTTTCAGATAGTGGAACAACCTTCTTTTTCGTTTCCGGCATTTATTATTCCTCCAATTCCTCAATCGTTATTTCAGTTCGCGGATTGTCTTTGTCGTACTTCACCCGGCTTCCGTCAACCGATTCGATGATCGTGTAATTATCATCCGCAAGGATTCTGCCTTTCACAAGCAGGTCATGGGCAGCTTCCAAGCAGTTCGATACGTCACATTTTCTTCTGGTTTTCATGTAGAACACTGTCACAACGCGACAGCGCCCCGCCAGCGGGGTTTTCGGCTTTGGGGCAAGAAAGTATATGGCTTGCTCTTCGTAGCGCTTATAGGCGCTGCTATGGGCTATGAACGGCATTCCCGTTTTTCGATTCACCAAAATGCGTTGTGAGTTCTTTTTCGTGACCGGCGGCAACGGGATGGTGTACTTGTAGATCACATGCCTTCCTCCCGTGCCTTTGCCCGGAATTCCGCTGCTTTCAGCTTCCATTGTGCTACGTCATAAGCGCACTTCATCAAATTCTCGCCGTATTTTTCCATTTCCCGGTCAAGTTCAATCGTTTTTTCTGTGCAAGTCTGTGCAAGCTGCATGTACATTTCTCGGTTAGTCAATGTTTGTCACCTCACAAAATAGATGGAACGGCTTCACCCACGCAAAATCAAGCTGTCCGCAAGCGCCGTGCCTGTTCTTGACGATCTCAATTACGGTATCGCTTTCGCTTGGCGGGTCTTCTTCCCGCTGTTCTCGCAATTTGGTGTAGTGTTCCGGGTTAATGGCAAGAATCATGTCTGCATCGTGTTCAATGGTGGCGGAGCCGAACATGTCGGACATCTTGATAAGTCCCGTGTCGGCGGCTCTCGCGGCCTGTACAAGCTCAATGATGCAGATATGATATTTCATTGCCAGCTGCTTTAATCCCCGTGTAAGGGCCGCTAATTCGTCATTGCGCTTTTCTTTGGCGTTCGGTGGTGCCACAAGTCCCAGATGGTCAATAACAACCACTTCCGGTTTTCGCTCCTTGATGGTCAGTTCAACGTCTGCAAGGCTGGTAAGGCTGGAATCATCCAGAATCAGCTTGTACCGCCTTTTCAGGATTTCTGCATCCTCTGCAATCTTGCTTTCTTCCTCTTCGGTCAGCGCATGATTTGTGATGCGGATGCTGTCGATCTGTTCCCATCGGGAAAAGATTGCTGTGTAAAGCTGTTCCCGGCTCATTTCCATTGACTGGTACAGCGTCAGGCAGGTTTGCGATATCTGCGCCGCCATTTGCAGGGCCAGTGTAGATTTGCCTTTGCCGGGCCGGGCAGCAATCACTGTTACGCCGCTTCGTACAAGTCCGCCGGTCAGCTTATCCAGCGTTCCAAAACCCGTTTGGATGTTGTCATTCGGTTTTTTCAGCCATTGCAGGAAGTCCTCTATGCCATCAGCAAAGTCCTTTGCGCTGCGCTGGCGCTGGTGCTCCATGATGTGCTGCTGCTTTTCCATCATGGCGGCAACCGCGCCGAACATTTCATCCGCGTCTGCATCCGATGCCACAAGTTCGCCCATCTTGGCAATCATCAGCCGCTTCCGGTATCCATCCAGGACACAGTTGATGTAGGTGTTAAATCCGCTCACCGATGGAACTGTCTGGGCGCATTCGTAAGCAATCGCCTTGATGTTTTCTTTGCAGCGTGATATTATCGATACTGCATCCGCCCGTTCCCCTCTGCGATCAAGCTCCTTGCAAAGCAGGAAGATATCACCCAGGTCTTTGATGCTGAACATCTGCGCTGTCAGGCTTTTGAACGCTTCGCTTTGCCGGTCAGGTTCTATCAGCATGATGCCGATAACGGCTTTTTCCGCAACAGCTGTATTCATTTGCCTGCCTCCTTCCACCCAATGAGCTTTGGAACAACTCCGTTAATCAGTTCCTCACGTGTGTATTCCCGGTCATAGATAGGAATCAGGTTTTTAGACTTGCGGAGTTCAGCAGGCGGCTGCGCTGTTTCGTCTTCCCAACGTTTTTGGTTCAGCCAGGTAGCAGGATACGGAATATACTTGCCGCTATCTTTCTGCCACTGCTCTGTGGTCTTGAGATACTCAAGGCTTTTCAAGATTGCGGACAAGGTAGATTCGTTAGTAACAATCTTCTCAAATTTCTTGCGTGCAACTGCCTTGCCTGTTTTCCTGGGATAGGCTGACCAGAAGGTGTCAAATCGAGGAGAAATCGCGTCAACCCCTTGGGGGGTATAGGGGGTATTCTTAACTTCTTTATTATTCTTTATATAAGGGTCTGTGTTAGCACTGTGTTGGTTCTGTGTTACCTGTTTGTTAGATTCTGTGTTAGTGCATTGGTAATCACTGTAATTATTCACCGTAAACACGCTAAATTTTCCGTGTTCACACTGTGTTATTTCTTGTGTTGATTTTAAATGACATAAAGCAGTGCGCACAGATTGAACAGATATGCCGGTATCTGTTGAAATTTGGCGGATAGATGCAACTGCCTGTCCGGTTTCCAAGTGAACCCCCTTGTAATAACAGGGTTCATAGCAGGCCAGAAATAGCAGATGCAGGAACACACATTTTGTTGGAGTGTCTGTGTACCACCCCCATTTCATCATGCGGCGGTACAGCTTGATGTACCCTTCGTTTGCCATTTTTCAAAACTCCTGTGCTTGTACCATATCGTCCGTCCACTGCGTCCCATGTACAAAACCCAATTTCATCACCTGCCTTTCGCTCAAAAATCAAAAGGGGAGATCACCGTCATCTTCAATCGGCTCGTACTCATTGTTTGCTACCACAGGCGCAGAAACGGCCCTATTAGCCACGTTCTGGCTTTGGGCGGGTTCTTTATTGCCTGCAAACGAAACGTTGTTTACAACCACCTCTACGGCGTTCCTGTTGTTTCCGCTCTTGTCCTGATAGTTCCGGCTCTGCAAACGGCCCTCAACGGCGATCAAACTGCCTTTCTGGAAATAGCGGCAGACAAATTCTGCGCTCTTGTCCCATGCCACAATGTCAAAGAAATCTGCCTGATTCTGGCCGTTGGCATCCTTGCGTCCCCGGTCTACCGCAACGCGGAACGATGCAACATTTTTACCTGTTGTAGTCTGGCGCAGCTGAGGGTCAGCAACCAGTCTTCCCATAAGTGCAACTACATTCAACATGTCTTTAATCCTCCAAATAATTCTTTCCAAACCGCCGGGCAAACTCTTCCTTTGTCCAGCTGTAATCCATCATTGCCATACGCTGTGCGGTCTTCTTGAGTTCAAGCCGCATCCCGGCATCCAGCCCTTCCACCCTGGGCCAGCACTGCTTTTCGCCGTGAATCCATCTGTGGCAATCCGGGCAAACCAAAATCCACAGGCCAAGAGCTTTGCTTTTTGTCCGGTTCTGGCCGTAGAGCACTTCATGCCGTACCAAAGCGTGGCCGTTAAGGCAGCAATAACACTGTGGGTGGCCGAACATGTCTTTCTTGTTTGGCATGATGGATGGCGCATAGCCGTTGGAATCAAGCGCAACGCCAAATTCGTTTTTCATTCGCCGGTCAGTCCTTTCAGCTTTGCAATTTCGTCCGGTGTCATTGTGGGGATTCCCTGCTGCTGGCACTCCTGCACAATCAGTTCCAACAGGCGGTGCATCTGCTTGCTGTCGTATACGCTGGAACCATACCAGCATTGCAGCGTGCAGAACGTGCCGTTTGGTGTAGGCATGGTGTCTAGCAAAACAACCTGCCAGCCCTGTCCCTGGCTTTCCCATCCGCGCTTAAAGGCTTCTATTGCTTCCTGCTTGATGGTGACGATATCGCTTGCACCTGCAACATCCCGCACAAGATCGCGGTAAATCTCAACAGCAGGCTTTTTCAGCTTTTCGGCAAGCTGGTTCATGAGTGTCCAAGCGTAGGCGTTAGAAGTCAGGCTGCGCTTTTTCCGTACCTCGCCAAAAACACCTGCAAACAGCTTGCCGGGACCGGATTTGACTTCATTTGCAAAGTTTTGCGCTTCTTCTATGTCCGGCTTGCTTTTAAGACGAAGCATCAAAATCTCACCCATCAAGGTAACATCCGCGATGTTGATTGTATGGCTCATTTTCTGCGCTCAAACTCCTTTGCAACGCTGCGCCAGTCATCGGCGGTGAAGTCCTTATAGGCTTTACCGATGAAGGTTCGTGCGTCCTCGTTGACGGCCTTGTTGTCTTTGCCTGTGCGCTGGGCGTAACCTTTCAGCGCGGTCAAAGCCAAGTCCTTCACGGCTTGCAGAGTGACTTCCGGTGTAGCTGTAACTTGCTGTGGCTCTTCTTCGTACCGTTCCTTAAATTCATCTGCTTCACTGTCGGAGTAAATGCCATCAAATGCCAGCTTGCAGATTTTAAGGACAGTTCGATCAAACAGCCGCTTATAAGCCATCGCGTAAGGATAAGCATTCTTGCAATTCGTTGATGACGCTTCACCAACCTCATAAATGCCTTGTGCTTTATTTATGTAGGTGTACACAAGCGAATTGCCGTATCCTGACTTGTCAACAGACACGCACTCAGGGTTGAATTTGTCCTTCTCCGGCATATTGTCGTTGATTTTAAGACAAGCATTGTGGTTGATAATCAGGCCTGTGTACGCCATCTTCCCGGATTTGGTTTCGTTCATGAGAATCCAAAAATCAGATTCTTTAAGGTATGGGCGATCTGCAATCGCCTTTAACGCTTTATCACGGCTTGCAATATATTTGGGGGTCTGCATAACGGGAATCTCCTTCCGAGATTTAGTAGAATACTCCGTTTTCTTCTCATTAAACATCAGACGGCTTCTCCTTTCAGATTGGGGGTGCTCATGCCTTTTCCTCCTTTTTCACAGTCCCGTTCACAGTCAGCTTTTCCAGCTCTCTGGTTAACGTGATATTCAGTGTTCCGCACGTTTCAATGCCGAGATTTTCTTCCTTTTTCAGGCTTTTCATCATCTCGTAGATTAGTTTCTCAATGCCATAGGATTGCCCATCGACACAGATGGTTGCAAAGCTTTCCGAGCAGTAAAGGCTTCCTGTGGCTTCAATGCTATACTTCTTCAGTTCCATCGTTATCCTCCCTTACCGTGCTATCAATGCACGTTTCGCCCCAAATGCAATCCTCGCACATAATGGGGTGGCCGTATTCGTCAGCCGCGCCGCAGCCGGGAAAATCAAGATCAGTCATTGTTTGCTTTCTCCAATTCATCCAGCCGTTTTGCAATGCCGCTCATTGCAGCGCGGTAGGCGGCGCAAATTTGGTCGTATTTCCATCGTTCGCTGTTGTTCGTATCCAGGATTGCGATTTGCACGGTTTCAAAAAATTCCTGGTATTTTTGCGGGTCGTTGCATTCAAATGCCATCTCGATGTCAAAAGGGTTCACGAAAGCACCTCCCGCAGCGTAACAGCTACCCACCCGCCCAATAGGCAGGCAATAAGCCCGGCCAAAGATGCGGCCCCGTCACCCTCTGCAAGGCCAGCAGCGGCGCAAATGGTGCCGATTGCACAACCCAGCAGGGTAAAGTTTGCAAAGCACTTGCAAACCGGAACAATATGGGCTAAAATGGGCTTGTGAAACCGGAAAATTTCACGTTTTTTGCCGTTCAGTGCATTGCCGTACACTGGGCGGCTCTTTTTGTTTGCAGTCATGTTAGTGTCCTTTCTTGTTGTTTCCGCCTATCCAACGCTTGTATGTCTGAAATCAGCAGATAAGGCTTGCAATTTGTTCAACGGTTAAATCACGGAAGCTACCGTAATGCTGCCATACCCAGCCACGAGATTTGCCAAGAAGCTTAGCAACCTTTGTGGGGCCAAACAACAGTTGGCCAGGGTAAAGTTCAGCAGCGCGGGCGCGGATGCCAACAAGGGTTTCTTGGTAATGGGGTTTTTCACGGGGCATATGCTCCCCTCCTTTCAAAACATCACGGCCCCCATAATGCTGATTGCAAGGGCCAGAACGGATAAGAGCAACGCCACATCTTCCTTACTCATGCGTTTCACTCCTTTTCTTCAAATCGGCCAAATTAAAATGGCCGGTTGTGATGTGCCTGTTGTTCGGGTCACCAAGGACAGTTTCGTTTTTTACGTCCTTGAACGTAACTTCCGGCGGAATCTTGATGCCGGGGCCGACTTTCAGGTCAATCTCATGTGCCGTCTGGGTAACAGTGGTATTCCCAAAACTGGTTACGCTTTTATCGTTCATATGTTTCTCTCCTTTCACAAAGCTTTCAAACACAGCAGCCGGAAGGTTTCGCGGCCTTTAGGGGTTACTAGGGTTTGGATGCCGCTCCAGTTGGTCTTTTCGTTGTAACATTCCTTGACTTCAAACCAGCCATCACTGCGGTCTGCATACGGCATGAGCTTGCCGCGCTGGTTGCGGAAAATGTACTTCTTGTCAATCAGGAAGCGGATAAAAGCCTTTTCGCTGATTCCAAGCTCTTTTGCGGTCTCGCGGAAATTGGTAAGTGTATTCCGGTCAACCAGTTCGTCAAAATATTCCGCTTTCGGCTGCATGATGGTGTTCTGAACCGTCAGTTCCGAAATTCTGGCATCCCGTTCAGCCAAAGTTTTGTTGGCAACCAGCATGGCTTTCGCCATCAATTCTTCCGGGGTCATCTGTTCCTGCCCGGCGATGTAACCGCCGTTCTTGCGGATGCTGGGTAAAACTTCACTCGTAACCCAGCGTTTGAACTGTTTTGCGGTGGGAAGTTTGCTGGAAAGAATCAAGCTGTAAAGGCCTGATTCGTTAATAATGGTGGTTTCCTTAACACCAAACTGGGTGGTGATTTGCCACCCAGTTTTTTCATCCTCATCAACATGGGTTTTTAGGGCGTTCACAGTATCCTTGTACCCAAGCACAGAAGCAACATCCTTGCCTACAAACCACGGTTCGCCGTTCATCTCAACCGTGCGCACATCGTTGTTTTCATACTTGAAAATTTGTATGTTGTTCATTGTTCACCTCCACATCTAAAATTTCGTCATCCAGCTTATCCAGCAGGCGGAGTAAAAACTTGCTCACCAGAATAAGCCCTCTGGCATCTACCTTTTCGGAAGATGCCATATTTTTTTGAGCATCTGCAAGATTGGTCAGGATTGCGCCTTGCATGATGCGCTTGCGGGAGCATTTCAAGGTTTCACCTCCTTACGCGCTCCGGCTTTTTCGCTCATCGATAATTTCAGCAACAGCCTTTTCAAAGCGTTGCTTTGCCCCAGTAGGCGAACGGTGGCCGTTAAGAATAGCACTAACATACTTCGGGTGTAATCCCAATTTTGCGGCAAGTTCTGCAGAAGTGATGTTGTAAATGTGCATATTGCCAATTAAACGTCCAGTCCATTTGTCAATCACGTAAAAGTCTCCTTTCTCACAAAATAATTGTTGAAAAAGGTAAGCATTCATGCTACCATATAGTTGCATCAAATAGTTAGCTTCTTGAATTGCTTACGCTCGTAATCAACAATGCCATTATAGCTTACGTGGGTAATCATTTCAAGGGGTTTTGCTTACTTTTGTAATAATCGTATGATTGCACAACTTCAAGGAGTGATTTTTGTGTTTTATGACACTTTCCACAAACTATGCCTAGATAAAGGCGTTTCAGATAGCCGAGCATGTACGGATATGGGGTTAAGCAGGTCTTATGCTGCAAAGATGAAAAACAAGGATGGAACGCCGAGCATGGATAGTCTGTCGGCCATGTCTGAATACTTTGGTGTATCGGTAGATTACTTGTTGCACGGAGATGAACCGCAAAAAGAAAAGCCCACCGCACAAGGCGGTGAGCTTACTGAAAAAGATGTGGCACTTATTAAGTGGTTCCGTTCTCTGCCTGAAGAAAGGCTTCGAGCAATCCTAGTTTCTCAAGACGCTCCAAAAGAACTTCTCGATTAGTATGCACTAAGCGCAAAAATTCTTTTTCTTCTTCTGTAAGGTTCTGCATATGTTTCCTCCTAAATATTTAATAAGGTTGTGTTTTCATGGATAAACTTAAAGGCTGTGTGATGGGGTGCGCCAAAGTTTATGTTGTGCTTCTTTTGGTCGGAGCCCTTTCCATACTGTTGGGAGATTGGTTTGCTGTCGCCTTCATTATTGCAATACCAACTTACTTCATCGTGTTTAACATCCGCGTATACCTTTACTTCAATGGCCAAGAATTTGCGTCTATGAAATCCCGTATTTCTTCCCACATTAAGGATTGCAATGATCTGAACATCCATATTGGTGAACTGAAAAATGCAGCCCTTGTTATCAACCGCACAGACTATGGCGTTGGGCAGTATTACGATGACAGCCAGTGGAATGTTCACCGAGATTTGAATAAGAGCTATGATCCTAACGTCTATCACTGCTCGCGCACCGTGTGCGATAATGCCAGCAACGCGCCGTTCCGGTATATCTGCAAGTATTTTGGGATTGCAGCAGATGAAAAGACGCTTGAAAAGTTTGAATTTATGCTGAATGACTTTTCTGCCGCCGAAGAAGGCAAGCGCCTGTTGATGGAACAGCGGGCCGGGATTATGCAGAGTATCAACAACGAAGTGCCAGGCTTTATCAAAAAGCATTATGCCGCTCGGCTGGAAACGGAGCTTGGCTTTGAGCCTGTGGATTTAAGCCCGATCAGCTATCCCAAATACGTTTTTAAGTACACCAGCCCTGCCGGATATACCGGCACTCACTATGATGTTGTAATGGACATTGACAACCTTGACCGCTTTGTGGCTTATCTTTCCGATAAAATCGAATTTGCCAAAAGCGTTGCCGGTCAGCGTGCCCTGATGACCCGTGCGCTGCGCGAACACATCAAAGAGCGCGACCATTATACTTGCCGCCGATGCGGCGCATCCCTTGCGGTAGAACCCCACCTGCTGCTTGAAATCGACCACATTGTGCCCCTGTCCAAAGGCGGCATGACAACTGAAAGCAACCTGCAAACCCTCTGCTGGCGCTGCAATAGAAGCAAGGGGGATAAGGTGGAGTGGTAACGACATGGCATTATTTGGCTTCCAAATCCGGGTATTCAATGCACTGCAAATCATTGTAGATGGGTGAAACGCTCCAGCTAATCCAGAGGCTTCCAGAAATGGCTTTTCCCCGCTCTACATCCTGATTCCATGCAATGATTTGTTCATACAGGCGTTCTTTCGCGATATCATCCGTATATTTAACAGTTTCAATCTGGTGGATTATTCCCTGATAACGTGTTTCAGCGCTGATTTTGTCCGCTTTGTATCCTATTCGGTAAGCGAGCGCAGTTGCGCCGAAAACCACAGCGCAAACGCCGGATGCTATTGCAAGCACAAGCGCCACGAAGAAAACGATTTGATCTCCAAACGCATCGAGCAGCGCATATGAAATCCAGCCAAAGACGATGGTTAAAATCGCAAGTAATACAATAAGTAGCATACTTTATATCCTCCGTTCAGATCACTGTCACTCAGGCCAAAATCAGCTTGAGAATCATTAGCTGCATTACGATACTCAGCCCGATGGGCAGAAGTACCAGCAACAACATGCCAATGGTGTATCCGTTGGATGCTTTGATGTCGTTCATCTCGCGGCGCAGAAAATCTTCGTTAATCATATTCTTCATCCTTTCAAAGTAGCGGCAATGATAAAAAGCAGTATTGTAAGCCCAAACCATACCCATGCGGCAATGTAAAGGTAATCCGCAATGGTGAAAATGGTGCTCTGGATATTGCCCAAGCGCCGAATCTTCTCGTATGCGGCCAGAATGTTTTCATCCGGCTGGTTCTGATTTTTTTCGTCTGGCATGTTTTTTCTCCTTGTGGGGTGTATAATGAATTTAGATATTGAGGTTTTTGACAGTTTTATTGATAACAAAACCTACAAAAAGTTAAAGTGGATGTGCAAAAAGCAGGACTTTTACATATCCGATTATTTCAAAAGATACGGTTCAAATTCAGAGGAACAATACTTTTTGAAGTTCCTCGCAAAGCAGAATTACGCTAATATCTGTACGAAAGATAAAAAATATGCTACTGACAAAGATCTTGCCCAGTTTACAAAAGCGGATTTGGAGCAGCGTATTCTTCACGTGACAGGTTCGTTAAGGCGATACGTTGAAAAGCGAAAATACAACAAAAGAATTGATGTTATCCCTATTATTATTTCGCTGTTTTCTTTGGCAATAAGTGTTTATTCTTTGTATGTAAGTCTCGATAAAGGCCCAAAGAACGTTAGCATTGTTTCATGGCCCGCTACAGCGGAAACCGCACAGCAGGTTGAAGAAACGGATTATATACGGTAAGGGATATCCGGATCTTTCCCAATCTCTTTGCAGAACGCAATGTAATTATCAACGCAGTCAATGATCGCTTGCCCGATTCCGTCAACGGTTTCTGCGTGATAGTCAACCAAATCTTTGATACCATCAATCTTGCCGTAATAGATTTTATCGTATGGGTCGTATTCCGGCGTTGTAGTATAGCCTTTATAAAGGATTTTTACGGGGAATAACAATCCGGTATCGGGAACAGGTTCTCCATTTAATGTACATCCCCTATCGCCATATGTATAATCAATCCCCAGCTGGTCACAAAGTTGTATTGCCAGTTTGGTTGCTGATATTTGCTTTTCTATGTCAGTCATTGTTCTTCCCCGCATCAGTTGTAAGTTGTTGTTTTGACAACTCTATGTTGTACTTACATCTTATTACAGATTGCCGTAACGGTCAATTAGCAAAACGCACAAATTTCAGGTTTCGCGCTTTACTGTCCGGTTTTTCGGCCTTTTGCGTCCGTGCTTTGGTGGGGTGGTTAAATCAGGCAGTTTCATGGCTGTTTTCCCTCCGTGCTCGGTCTTGCAGCACAGCGCGATACAAGGCTTCAATGGTTGCCGCATTACGGTTTTGGTAATTCTTTAGACGTTCCACGTTATTCATTGTTGATTCCTCCTGTGTTTTTTTAATTACAGTTAGAATCTTAACACGTTTTTTATGCCATGGCTTCCATTTATTTCCATGGCATTTTTTGAAGAAATATTTCTTTATATTTTCTTAATTGTTACGGTATAAAAATTTTACCGCATTTGAAGTGCAAAACATGTAAAAAATTGAGGGTGATGAAATGGAAAGTAGAGCTGATTTCAGAGAACGTGAAGGACTTATTCTTTCGCAGTGCCGGTTGGAATCCGGGCTTTCGCAAGAATATGTAGCCCGGCAGATGGATGTGAACATCCGCACGGTGCGCAACTGGGAAGAAGGGCTTTCCCCTATCCGAAACGATGATCTGTTGATGTGGTTCGCCGTCTGCAAACAATCCCCCTGGCGCTGGCTGCAGCGCATCTGGATGCCGTCTGCATTCAGCGATACCGATACGCCAAACTGGACGGACGAGCAGGTAGACAAGGCACTTTCTGATTATATTGCCCAGATGCCGGGCCTGTACAAGCGCCGCCTGCTATATATCCTGTGTGGGGCGCATGGAAGCGATTGGGCGGGCCAGATAGACTTGTTATGCGCTAACGCTCATACGTCCATGCAAAGCCGTGTAC